ACCAGGAAAAGGAGTTATAAATTATTTAAAAAATAGTTTTTCTTAATTATCCTTTAGTAATGAATACTGGTTTTAAAAGAGGCAGTGTCGGTTAGATTAGATACGTATAACCTAGAATTTTCCACCAGATCTTGATTTCTGCTGTAGTTAAATCCATAATCCAAATCTTTTGGAATGAGGTTCTAATCAATTTGTTATATACCTTATGAGGGCATAGGGAAGTGTCTGACTTATTATATAATGAGAAAATAATGTGACCTTTAGAGATAGATTGTGCAAGATGGCATGCAAAATTGATCCGATTCGCTTTACCATCCAGCAACCWATAAACTGAAKTCTTGCGGATTATGTCATAAACTATTTCACGTACTTTGGATGATTCAAGAATAGGATAAGGTTGGAAGAAGTGGTGCTCTTGATTGGATTTAAGATAATTATATAAAAGCTCTTTATAAGCCATCCCAATTGCAGACTTGAGGCTCTCTAAATCACTACCAGGATCAAAGGATACTAACCGCTTTATCAATTTAGGACCATTTAATTGGAATCCAACTGTAAGTAAGGCCTGTTCGACGGATGTCAGACTTCCAAGCCAACTGTCTAGATTTGATTGACCTACTCTATTATAAGGGTTCATTTTATTGAGGATCCTAAATTCAGAATGGTATCTAATCTTTTGGTCTGCTATCCAACCAGACAAACGCCCATCACGGTCAGGCTCTCTATCCATAAGTCGATAATATAGGAGGTTGGGATCTATAATTTGGTGTTGTATAAGCCCCTTTGCGATTAAGTATACTTCAGTGGACTCCGGACTCGAATACCAAGGTGATATCAGGTGACAACATTCATAATGCTCTGCTATGAATGTTAGTAACTGAAGGGTCCAATCTTCAGGTGTGGGTAGCAGTTTCATTATGAACATGGAGTTAAGATCACCCACTGCAAGGGCTAAACAGACAACATGGCAGAGTTCTTCAAACCCCTGCTTGATTGTCTTGTCTCCTATTGTTTCAAGGTCACAATGGATTAATGCACAGGTATTTGTTTTAACTGTGTTAATGATGTATGTAAAACAATCTAGATTCCCTAACCAAGTACTTTCAGGATTCCCATTAAATAAAACTTCTACATTTGATAATAATGACTCATTGTCACAGTTCTGCTTACTTACAAGTGCAACCTCAGAAGGGAATGGATGAAATTCTCTTTGACCTCTAACAGACTGTGAATATACACCAGTATTGAAATAAGAATAAGCGGGACCTAACATATAATAATACACAGAGAGCATTGCCCCTGCACCTTCTCCTAAGAATAGACGTTTACCACTATGATTCACATGCCCTTTAATAAAATCACATATTTCTACAGCTTTATAACAGCTAGTCGAGTTCAATCCTGTTCTTCGGAATATGTGATGACTGTATTCATTTGCATTAGTCGAGAGAAGCTCATTTCCTGGTACTGATCGCTCCTCTCCAACTGTTTTAAAAAGATCATTTAAATTAATGTTTATCGGTAACTCTAGACTCTCAATTGATGGAGCCGTAAGGGCATGAGTCTGCATCTGTTTTGACGGATAATTGCTTACAGGTGATGATCCAATTAGTAAGGATGGATCAGGGCTACGTAATCTTAGCTGTTTAATAGTTCCTCGCCTGATATAAGTCAATGATGTAGGGTATGCAATGATATTTAAGTTGTTAAGATTCCAATCCCTTGAATTAGGATTCAATTCAGCTGCCTTCTTAAGACTTTCATCCAGTACTTTACATTTATCTAGTGGCTCTAACCCACGAATGTGAGGAACTGCAACCGAAAAGTTATAGTAATCATTAAGCATAGCTAAATGTTTTGCTTGAACTAAATCATATCTGGTAGTTATTACATCCTCATCAGGTTCACAGATAATATATTGTAAATTATTTGATTTATGCCCTCCCCAATAATGTAGGTATGAACGATAGCACTCGGTGAGGAATTCAATAGATATTGTTATTAGATTCTGTTGGTCTAACAGATGGCCTGTAATAGGTTCTATCAGATTACTATCCCAAAACTTTTTAAAGATTCTCAGATGTGACAGTGCATTTACCAGTACTGAGAGTGATCCATGTGATGACCTACCTAATAACTTATGTAATAGATCAACCATTTCATAGGGTCCTCGAGGCTTCCTATAATGTATTTCAAATGACCAATTTACTGCAATTGCTTGGCCCAGGTGAAGACACAATAGCTTTGGATCCACAATCATAAACTCAGTGATTAAACTCTTGATATCATCGTCACCCTCAACAGACTTTATCTCATTTAAATGGTCATTTTCAGATTTCGTGATACTTTCAATTAATGTTAGGGCCAATGATTGGGCCAGACCCTGGGACAGTTCATGAGAACTCCACATTGTGTAATCAACAAGTGCAACCCTATAACGCTGTTGGTCTAGCCTTAACTGATCACGTTCAATAATTGGATTATCATCGTAAATCAATTTGTTGTTCTTTGGTGGTATTATAATGGGGCATTCTCCTAAACTTACTACATTTTGATAGTCAACCATCTTGATAACACAGCACTCGTCAATTGTATGAAGGTGATAAACAGTATTATGTGACCCAGTCGACTGATTGAATCTGAATCGATCTTCAATAGAGGCCAACCCCAACAACATACCTTGTTGGTAAATGTAATTCGTGTCAGTCTTATTGCCCTCTATAACAAAGTTAAGATTGTCATTGCTAATGGTAGTATATCTAGACACTCTACTAAGAGATGAACTGGAGTATTTTATCTGAGTACTCCTATCCCGCATTCTGTGTGCTAGATTAGTAGACGTTGATATTGGAGTCACTAATCTTAAATCTTCAATACTTAAATTGGCTCTCTGGGATGCTATTATATGTGCTTCCTCCCATGACTGTTGGTCATCCCCAAATGCCCAGGTATAAATAGTAGCAATCCTAATGGCAGACTTGAGGGCTTTGCTCGGGTTCCTAATATGTCCAATTCTGATATCACTTCTTTCATCAGTAGATGATCCGATGTAAGGCACTCTTAATGAATTAGTAGGTAAGTGAACATCATCTAAATCACAGTTAGCTGGGACAAAAAACCAAGCATAGTTTTGAGAACCTGCAGAACAGTATTGGCAATTCTCATGACCTGTGATAAAGTCACCAGTCATCGCTTCAAGGATGTCAGGAACTTCTAACCCATAGATTATTCGGCCCTTCGATAGATGGGACCACATATGCTGTCTTAATGCTTTGGCAAGAGCCACAGAACATGCAGAAATGTCAATGAGATCATTACGAGTTTTAACCAATACAAGATAATTGAACCTTCGGAACTGCTCAACATCGTAAGTTGCAATTTTCGAGATTAATCTAGATCTTAATCCCCCTATCCTTAACCCACTTCGTATCAATCCTTTGGTTGTATCCAACATCCCTGCAATATGTTCTCGAGCCCCTGGTATTGAATTATCCATGATCTCATGTGCAGCTCTAGGTATTATTACCTTTCTATCCATGAGGAAACCTGCCAACCTGTGATCTTCGTCTATGGAACCTGTGTGGAACAATCCCTTTAACATAGGATTTGGACTATGTATCAAGATATTCCTAGCAGTGATGTTCTTAATCATTTTTGTGATGCTTTGTGTATTTGGAATATTTGATGAATATGGATCGTTGGCCCAATCAAGATATGTTGAATCACCCGGAGACTGGTTCATAATCTTCTGTAACATATTGGGTTCTAGCATCTTTGATTTAATCATTCTCTTAACATCAGCAAGAGAGGCAGTTACTGGATCTCCAATGTTTCGGACATATATACGGCTCATATTGAGATAATTGAATCCACCCAATGGAGCAGGTGTTAAAGCAGCATGAATAAACCAAGTAGGAGACCCCATAATAGGGTTCCTGATCTCAGGATTCATGTATGGATTGATAGTGTAATCTAATGAAATCACTATCTGCTGGAATGTTTTCAAAATGCATAGTGCATACCCAAGATCCCTAGAATAACCCTTCTCTATAGCTTTAGCAACCGTAGTCGCTATGTTGCTGCATGCTGATCTAGTTTCATCCACAATGGTTTCAGACCAGAATACACATCTAGATAATGATTTCAATGCTTGAGAAAGTACTACTCCATCATAGAATATTTGCTTTGAATAAACAAAGAAGTGGCTTGATATTAATGTTTCATTAGCTTTCAAGTTGTGGCCAATCATCCCAAAGTTAAACCTGAGTCGCTTGAAATATTCACGAGCAGTTTGAGCACTTTCTGCTTTCTTCAGCCAATAAGGGTAAGTGCTAGGAACACGCTTTGTTATTGCAATGGCTTCATTATCTCCCTGCACAACAGATGATATACGTACTCCTGTTTCATATGCGGTCAAGTAAAGGAATGGTATAGTTGAGATTGTCCACAATTTTTGACAGAAACCTTCAATTCCTCCCATAGGGTTCTTAATAAATATATGATCATCAGGCTGGTCATTGATTGAGATATGATAGTCATTTTTTGGAGGACAGTATGGATCGCATACATATAGGGTAGATACTTCTAACCTTTTATGCAACCATTGGAAGAATCCTGGTAGTCCATAGATCTCATTTAATCTCTCTGCAAATATATTAACAGTTTCTGCCCTCCAATTCAAGCAAAACTTCTGTAGATCTGTCGTGAGGAAAGTACTGATGACCTCAAATTGAGATGTCGATGGACGAACATTTTGCCTTCGGCTGGGTCCAAGAGATGTTTCTTGATCACTTGATCCTACATTGATGTCATCTTGTGCTCTCAGTGGACTTGATGATGCAAAGGTGGAGGATCCAACATGCTGAGATTGTAAGTAGTGTCCGTATGATTCATGATGATAACGATTATCTTTAGGTACTGATGATATGGATAATTTATGAAGTGTTCTTGTGAGATCATGCTCATCTTTTGCCATTCCATTATCCTTGAAATACTTTCCTACTCCATTTGAAATAAGTGACTCAGCTATTACCTGACATGCCCTCATCTTGTAGGACATCTTAGCAAAAAGTCGGCCAACTTTCTTGGTTTCTTTCTCTTTGAGACTGTAGGATAAATTAAAGTCTTTGTCTGTCAAGTACTCGCCTGATAATACATAGTTGATCATGTTATAAGGATCAAATTTAGAATCATTGACAAACACATCTATTAAACGTCTTGATGTAGTTTGTTTAGGTGGACGATATTTCATTACATCATAGACATACGGTGAATCCCATTCTTTTGATATGGCAGCCAAAGCTTTGTCCTTCATGTACATTGTTAGATCTTCGTCAAGTGATAATGGCATAAAGCATGAGAATGTTAACCCACAAAATGATTTCCAATGAGTGACGGCAAGGGCATCAGTTATTGCTTCATTATTTACTTGTGCAGTTTTGATAGCAGTAGTAGCATGCGATGGTAATTGTAGAGGAGGCCATGCACCACCATGTCGGTCTCTATACCCATTAATAATAGTTGCACAAAAGATTGCGTGACCTTTCATAAGAACTTCAAAGGAGATTAGTTTTGGTTTATGCATATGTTCTCTAACCTTATGGGCAGCTTCCTCTGCTTCAAGAATAGGATGGCCAAAACTTCTGAAGAATGAAAACATCTCGGCTAGAAGATGGACATCATCGAGATTAAAGATCTCCCTAATTATCCTGATAATCTCCTTTTGATCTACTTCTGATGTATAGCCAGTATTGTTTAATTCATTAACTACTTCACCAAAACAATGTTCTAAGAAGGCTCCCGCTAATATTGGTGCTTCATCTTTGAGTTGAAGAAATCCAAGAGTCAAAGGTTCGAGAAGCGAGACGATGTTATATGTATTATTCCCTAAATCAGGAAATAATCCGTCTATTAATATCCAAAGTGACTTGACATTGGGATGTAATACATGGTATTTGGAATCGCAGATCATTGCAATCTCACACATAAGTCTCCCCTCCACTACATCACACATCATTAAGACCATTTCAAATGTTAGATAGTAAATTTCTCTAAGCTTAATATTGATTATGTAAACTAACAAACGATTGATAACGATAAGAGAATCAGCCGATTTTAGAACCATGGGTTTTTCCTGTTTCCTTCCTCTCATATTTGTATAGTCTTTAATGCAGGATCTCATCTCTGTTTTGATGGTGAACCAGAAGAGAAATGGACCATACCATTGAGAAGAAATCATTATCTCTGGGAGGTCTAAGATCTTTGTAGAATCATCATTATTCATTATATCCTCTTTAGACAATGTGCTACCTAATTTGAGCCTAATACTTTTGAGACAATCATAGATACGCTCAGCAACGCTATTATACGCAGCATTTGCATGGGAAAGTACTTGGTCTAACTTTCTAGTGAGCTTATGATCTACATATCTAAAGAGAGTTTTGTTACACTCAGGGTATGGGATATGAATATAATTCCCCTGCGTTGTTAGCCAGGGGTGGACAATTCTTCCAGAATGGTATAAGATCCTTAGATGATGTGGATGACCTATGTTGCTTATTTTCGACCTAATAGTGGGGATAATGGTCTTATCACTGAGCTCCTGATTATGAGGTAAGCAAGAATATTCAATAAAGGTTACTAATTTCTGGCATACTAAAGGGCTATTTAAGTGTGATTCCGGATATAAAATGGTTTCATCTAGTAAATCCATCCTTCAATTCCCTTGATAGCACAATGGACGAAGCAAACTTTGGTCCTAAGTTTTTCTTAATTATGATGTTAAAATTTATTATTCCCTAATGTGATTATGAAAGCCTAACCTTATCAGTGGATTGATATACTTGTGATTACTATATTAAAATGATGATGGATACAATAGACTCTTCTATAACACTATATATAGCTACTAATAATATATGTTCTATTAAACTACTTAGTGTACTAAAGTTCATTATATGATTGTAGATATCGAAAGATAATTTTTGTTTGAGGACTGTTGCTATTTAGAGCATTGATAGGTCTGTTTCCAGCCAACAGAATAAAGTTGAGGTGCTGTTTGGCCTGTTACTTCAAAGGTCATTAGACCTACACAATACGGGTGGCCTGTATTTTGGATTGTTGGTAGGTAACAAACTAGAGATGATTCTCTAAGTGCCAGTTGCTGATTCAGTATAATTCTAAAATCAATTCTCGTGTTACCAGAGCCATATGATACAGAAGGATATGCACCTGAAGTCCGTGGGATTAATGAAACGGCATCATTGAAGTTATAGTCCAGAGGTGTATAAGCACCATATGCTGATATTTCACAGCTGCTAGGACAACCAAACCCTGGTACACAGTTTGTTACACTAGATAGTAGGTCATAATCCTTGTTAAGAAATTCAAGGGAAAGCGGTGTAGTCAAGTTGATACTTCCTACAAGGGGTTTATGATACCATCCTACATTGTATAACTGGAATAATACAGAGTCATTACTATTTCTATAATATAGATTCCCATGAGATATGATTGAATAGTAAGATCTAGGTATAACTAACAAATTATGAACTGGAAGAGGATATTGTGTAAGATTTACTTGAATTAAGGTAAGGAATTTATGCCTATGATTACTAACCTGTGTGCGGCTGAATTGATCACATGTCGAATATTGAAGATTAGGGCAACCTGTGGTTGGACACTTAAGATTCCCCTGTGGGGTATTTTCACTCACATAATAACCTATAGAGTACATTACATTATCTATTATAACACCTTGTCCTGCTCCCGGTATAATGTAAACAAATTCCCTTGGTCTCTTGAAATTTTCATAATAAATGACCTTTCGTTCTAAACTTCCAAATAAAGTAAACGTGAAGAGTACCAGACGAATGGTGTTCCCTGTCACCAAGTCATTATCTACCCCCGTCACAGATTCGGCACACAACGCATATCCATTATCATAAGCAACTGCTAAACTGCATGGTTGTAAAACAAACGGAGAAGCTTGATCCCAAGTATGGATGACAGATAGATATGGATCGTTGTCTGACAATCTTTTGACAATTCCCATCTCAAAGAATCTAATGGATGATTGATAATCTGTACAAGAGTCTCGCAAATAAAGATAAGTGGATGCAAATACTCCATTTGCCATGCTAATGACAGGCTCCTTTGTACATGAATTCTCTAACATTCCTCCTACATTGCTAACAAATATTGGGACCCTTTTAGGGTTTGCTGTGGGTACAGCCCTAGTACATCGGAGAGGGGGAAGCGAACTCATGGATGTAGTATGCACTCTAGGATACTGTGTGAAGGGATGTTCTATGGGTATGAATGATTTATTTGTATTGAGAATCTCATTATTAATCTCCCTTACAATCAACTTTGTTTCATCAAATTGTTCTAGTATAATCGATGTCAATTGGTTTAGGCTATTGACTGCTGATCTTAAGGTTGTTGTAATCCCATCCAATAATGCATTGAAGGCCTCCTGTTGTTCTTGTAATTCTGAAGCACCTAGAGTTGATGTTATGGAAGCAAGAGTTTTTGGTATTTGAAATGTGACTGCATCAAGAATATTCCTTAACCGTGGGTCAATATATTCAGTATAGTACTGACTAATTTGTTTAACATCATCATATATGGGTTTGATGTAAGGATCAGCTTTTGTTGTTACATTCTGAGTTCTGGTATGGTAGATAATAGATGTTGTAGATAAGCCAATACTTATCACGCCAAGGACCACCCCTATGACAGCAACCACATCAAGTAAGAAGTTGAATCCTCTATTCACAGTATTATTATGGATATAGGGTATTGTCCTTATCTTAGTAGATGCACTTGCTAGTTCATTATTTCGTCCTGTTCCAGTGTAGTACCTAGCTTGATCCATTGATGTAATAGGGTGATTACAACTTCAGCAACAGCAATACTGTAACTGAGGGCAGTCCAAAACTCCTAAGTATACTATCTAAGCTACTGTTAGTCACCCCTAAGGTTGTAGTACAACGGAAGTTGTATGGATTATGTGGGTTTGATGGCAGATGTTTTGTATGAACAAGTTGAGTAAGATACTGTTCTGATCTTGAGATAGGGATTTTCTTTATTTCATGGCAGGATGCTTATTGCAGGAGGGTGCATTGATGTCTAGGTAGTTTGCTGAAATAAGTGTCAAATCGGTTAACAGTGAGGCAGTGTTGAAGAATAGTTGATTCAGATAATGAATACACCCTTGATCCTTAGTTTTTTATAATGTACATGGACAAAGAGGATAAGCAAACATGACTATTGTGTGAGTATTCATTGCTGGATAACCTACCCTTGGCGGATGATCGTGTGTATTAACGATCACACTTGAGTTAAGCCAACATTTCCACAGGGATCCATGCAATCTGGTGTCCTACCTAGTTGTTAGACCCACCTAATAGCTTGCATATATTCGATATTAAATCTTGGATTATAGGTGAGTGATGAGTTACAAAATGGTGTCTCATCTACGGTTAGTGTGCTACTACATGTATAATGATTTCATGAATAATAATCATTAAACTACATTAACTTGAATGATTTCAGGAGACCCTCACATAGCTAGAGATGGGGCAGATGGGTATGATGAGAAGCCTTGATTTAAATAGGATCCTGGGTAATGATGTCCCTTGGGTGCAAGTGTAGGACCTTTCTCAATAGTGTCAAGATTAAATCTCAGGTTTTGTACATGGTTTATATAGCGGTACAGTAAGAAAGCCACCACTAACGTAACACATAGGCTCACTACTGAGATCACTATAGCAACCACAGGTGATACATAACTACCATTAAGTTGGGGTACGTTATTCAATTTTTCTATCGCGATTTTCAGATGTGCCTCTGAATTTTCAATGTTGTCCTCTATAACACTTAGTTGATGGCTGACCTCAACTGGATTGACTGTGATTACAGGCCCTAATTTAATCTCCTTCGACAAATAAATTGTTGGTAACTTACGAGGCCCCAATGCAATTCTAATACCGTCAACAAAATGTGCTTTACATGTACCATTGTCTAAAATCACTAGGGGCTCATCCTTTGCCTGCATAATAGTGTATTCAGGGTCCTCACATTTACAATTGATAGTGATACAATTTGCAACCAAATTGCCCTTAACAACCAGGAATCTAGGAGCATCCCTGTCAGTAACTATAGTCCTAGGGCAATATGTTAGATTTCCCCGAAGACACTGGTTCATTGATGACGAGAAAGGTTTTGTAGTATCTCGAGGGCACATAAGGTAGTTTGAACCTACTGTACATTGTGTTGTATCAACATCTGCAATAGTATAACCACGAACCATTATATGAGACGGGCCCTGCGTCATCCAGTCATACGATCCCGAATGGAATGAAACGTAGGCCAATTGTATAATTGTTGCATCAGGTATCTTGATAAATGTTGGGTATCTTATATTGAATATTAGTGTTCCAAGAATAGGATCAACATCTACAACAGACCCCCTAATTGCATTAATTTCTAATATATTTTTAAGATCCTGAGAATTGTAGCCTAATTCATTCAGTAACCCCGTTAAATTTCCTCCTGCTGATCGTGCAATTGCTTGAATTGTAACCTCACCATTAAGTGGGGATTGGATAATAGGTCCAAATACTGTCAGGATCTCGGTATAATATTCTAACAGAGATAATCTTAACTGTTGTCCAATGAGGTCACATGAGAGGGTATTCAATTGCGGTATAATCTTCGTGTTTATTTGGTCTTGTATGCTCCTTATTGCTACGACCGTCTGTTTTTGTGCTGTTTGCAGGGATTGGATTGCAGCATTAGTATGTTTGAGACTACTTTTGATCGCTTCGATCTGAGCTGCATTCTGTCGGGCCTCATATAGAGCAATGCCTGCAGTAATTTGTGCTGCTGTTGCAACCCCTAGTGCTGCACCTGCAATAATCTCGGCAACAAACCTTTTAGTTCCTGAGTATGGACCTACATAAGTTGATACAATATCGAGTGTTTCATTTACTGGGGCCAAGATATTGTAAATTGAGTCTTTATAGTCCCGTACAACTGGCCTGGTACAGTTGTCATTAGTCGGAAGCTCGGGGATGATTTGGACAACCAGGTATTGAGTGACATATTCACCTGTCACCCTATACTCAAGTTCTTTGACTGAATAAACCCCTATTGACCCAAGTTGAGAAGTAGCAAGTTGTGCTACTACAGGAGCATTGCACAATAATAGGAATAATAAAACAACCTTATACATCTTAGTGGCAGAATACAAGCTAGAGAGAAGGAGGATTAAGGTTTGGGAGACCTGAGGAAACTAGAATGTAGTAGACGAGAATCTACTAGTTATGTTGTTGACTTCTGGTCCTAAGTGGTAACTGACTCTGGTAGTGTGAATATTCATGTAGCCACTGAGGTTTGGTGGTGGTGCTTGTAGTGTGGAAACTTATGTTTGATGAGCTCTGGAAGGATAGTCCTGTGGTGTGTAATTTGGTTAATACCCTGTATCCTATGTTTTTTCTATTCTATTTGTTAATAATGATTCAGTAATTGTGATCTAATATTGATGCTAGTTATGTCAGTCAATAAGAGTTACAATGGTATAGTTATATATTGTACTAAAGTCAGGAAATAGCCTAATTAGAGTTCTAGAGAGGAATTAATTGCGAAGGTAAAAAATTAAGATTGCTAGGTTATCCAGGATTTATTGCACAGCGGTTGAATACATATTCTGTCCAGTTAGAAAAGTAGAGTGATGATGTTTGGCAGTATTATATATTAGGTATCTGGAAGACTGCAGACTGATGCATGACACTATTTGGAGCATTGATCATAATAAGAAATAGTATCCTAAATTGGATCAATGAAGATGTTTAATGATGAGTCTAACCTTATCAGTTGATTAATTTCAGATTAATGGGTCAGTATTTTCCCAGTATTGTCGATGAGAACATCGTTGTATATTCTGAATTCTGATGGTACTGACGGCTGGAAGACAGCAGTAACTTTCTGAATTTCACACTGTGTGCGCCAGAGAAGTTTATTCAAGCTGGGGTTTACATCCATGAGGGGATAACAGATTGATCGATGAAACCCAAGTTGTGCATAGAGTGCTTTGCTTAGCTTCCCATTGATCCTCACATGGAAGCTCACTCCGCCCACTCCGCCCAAGGAAAATTGTAAGTTCATTCGCTCTACTTTGAGCCGGCAATAATCATGTGAGTATGGTTCTTTCTTCCGTCTTAGGAACAATCCAACATGCACCATGAAAGAGATGTCTGGAGGTTGTTGGTTTTCCTTCAGTGTTGGGTACAGTCTTTCTGCCATAGTGGGACCGGTTTTGAGATGAACTAAGAGATTGAACGACACTCCTCCTGTTGCCCTGATATCCTGAATAGCGGATGGTGTCTTGTAGAGCCCAGAATCTGTTAACAGTGTAATAGTCAAGAACACTGGTCGAAACTGCTGCTCTCTATCCAATGGAATCTCCTCAACCTTCCTGCATACCTTGGAAGCCTCAAAAATCCCCCCATTTTGAAGTAATCCTTTCCAAGGTGCCAGAACACTCAATGGAGCTGTGTTATAGAAAACCAACTTCTCTGTTGACCCGGCAGTCCTCCTAACAACAATTTTGAGTTCAAGACAAGCAGTCAACAACTCATAGGGTCCCGCAATTGATTGACCTACTCCCATTGGGAGTGCTGCCATGGTTCTTCCTGCAGGTCGACCTTCTGGGATTAATCCTTCGTAGTGATCTTCAATAATGCCTTGCAATAATAAGTACATGAACCCACTGGTTTTCCTGGTGCCTGATCCGGGATCAATTACTCTCACTCTTGGCTTCATTTTCCCTTCATGGTCAAATTCTGGTCTTATATCCTCGATTGCACCCTTCTCCATCCATGTATTAGGTAAGAAATCGTGGAGTGTAGCCATTTTGACAGTAGTACCCACTTTGGTCCTTAGTTTTTTATAATTTGCCTATAGATATTTATATTGTAATCAATTCAATGAAATCTGTTCATGGTTGGTAATTAATGCTGTAGCCTGAAACGCTTTGTTAATTGTTAATCAAATAACATTCTATGCCCAATCATCAATTTAAGTGTTAATCATTTCTATCTTGATTACATTCACTATTCCTAGTGGCCTGAGTTCTTTAGAAGGTATATTGCTACAGAATATTGCATGTTAGTGCTGATATAAATAAATATAAAAGTTGTTAGTATATAGGATCAAAGGTGAGCCTTTAGATAAAGAGTCGTGGAGGCCATGAATATAGATGTAGAAATGGAAATATGTAAGATCAGATATATATTACTCCTTAATAATCTAATGTCAAATTACGGATTAGATATACCACACAGAAGAGTCTAGCTATTATCCGGCCTGCTTGACTGCTGATGATGTTGTGCCTCCCCTGGTGTCCTATACTTTCTTTAACATAGAGCAGGCTTTAAACACGCTTTAATGCTTGTAAGATTGCTTTATGTAGCTCATTTAATTCCGTTTGGGTCTTGACTGAATGAAGGAGCTTCTTCATTCTCGATTGGGCTTCCTTGTCTTTGACTCTCATGTCAATCAATGCTGCAATGACCTCTTTGGTAACCATGTTTAACACAGGTTTGAAACCAGAGGCATTTGTTTTCTGATCATTGAGGGGTTCTGGAATAATCCCAGGTTTGATTTCAAGTTTCTTGGCCTTTTCCTGCACGGCTCCTGTTTTTGTAGAGGTCGGATTATCAAAGTCAATTGTAATCTTGTGTGGTCGAGTCACATCAGTTAGAGCCCGACATTTATCTCGACCTAAAAGCGGCTTTAGATCTGGGTTGATCTCTCCGGATTTTGTTGGGGCCCCATAAGATGGCACTGCAATCATAACTGAGCTTATTTGGCCTTCTAATGTTGCTAAGGTCAAACCCTGCCTGGCAATCATCTTCTTGATTCCATCAATTTCATGTTTGATCTCATCCACAGATTTTAATTTGTCGAGAATCAATTTCTGATTATCTAAGATTTCACTGATTAGCACTAAGGGAGAGTCTGAAGCAACTGAAGAGTCCTCATCATTTAGACAACTTCTAGTTGACCCTTCTGCTGAGCTATGGCTAAATCGTGACCATGCATGTCTTTTGAGTCTAAAATTTGGTGATGGGGGTAGCAGAGAATCAGTTGTACCAATTTGATTTGTACCGGATTGCTTCCTCATCCAAGCACTTCGTGCAGTGCCTTGGGCAGTTGCCACATCGACATCTTTCTCTGATGGGCATAGGTCGGATCCTCGAGCAGCAGGGATTACACCATGATTCGACCATGAATCCTTCTGTGGTCCAGATGAAGTTGTACTCCCTTCTATGCCCCTTTTAATGTGGTCCCTCCCTGCAGAGTTGGTTGGCAGGGAAGCAGCTGCAGCTCCGAGTCCAGTGAGTCGACGAGGTGGCGGAGCGGAACATGCTCCGAGAGCCTCTCGCACTTCCTGGTCAGTCATGGAATCATCGACCGCAGATGCTTGGAGGTTTTTGCTGTCGGCCCCTGATGATCTTGCTGAGTCCATAGTCCCTGCTGCGATGAGATTGGTGGGTTCCTCATCATCATCACTTGAACCACTGTTGGGATTCTCTAGATCTTCTGCTTCTATGTACGATCCTGATCCTCCATCATCTTCCTCACCCACTCCACTGCTTCCTTCAGGTTTTGTACCTCCTGACTGGTGGTGCATATGTATTCCTCCACCTGTCGGACCCAGGTGCTGTTGATCGGAAGCCCCTCCATCACCCGCATGAGGATTGTCTTGACAAACTGAAGTGTGGAGTACTTCAGGCTCGTTATTATATGCGGAACTTGAGCGGGATAGTCTTTTTCTAGGTCTCTTAATTGGGTCAGAATTACTAGAGCTAGGTCTTGCTTCAGTACCTTTGTCTGTCTCTCGACCCCTACTAGATCGGGATTTCTCCGTACTCCGATCCTCACTCTTACTTCTGGGTCTGTAGTCTGGTCGTGTGATGTCGGAGTCGGCGATGTCGACTCTGGTACTGAGTTGTTCCTTGGTCTGGGGACACGGAGTTTCTTTAAGGATTTCCATAATTTTGAGGGCATCCTTTATAGCAGTTTGACAATTGGTTTCCATAGGTATCAATCAATCCACTAGAAGCAGGTTATGATCCTTTGCTCCTAAGTTTTTCTTAATCAAATAATAAGGCCTTATATAATAATTAATAATTAATACTATAATATAACATTGCAGTACTATAAACACTATGGACTATAAAGGAGGTGATATTGGTAATATAATGACTTTTGGCTTGTGTCCCGTAAGTTAAGGTGGGAGTATTCATCTAAGAAGGCTCTCATCGTTGTATCTGAGCCCTAGGGGATTGTCTTGTCCTTCATCTTCGTCCTCTTCTTCTGTCTCCATTTCACGGGTGTAGTCAGGACTGTTGTATAGTTGGTCTCCACTTTGATCTTCCCTGTCTGTTAGACTCCCTCTCAGTGCTTCCTCTACAGCTCTGCTATAGCTGTTGATGTTGATACCGTCACCAGCACCTGCTTGTGCTCTTGAGCTCCGAGCTGATCTTGCTCGCCTGGTCCTCCTTGTCCTGGGGAGCTCTTGGGCCTCATCACCAGCAAGTTCTTCTCCTTCAGTTGTTTCAATGTCTGCTATTTGGAAATTGCCTCCTCGAGCCTCAATGTTCTCCACATCTTCACGTCCTCCAATTCCGGAGACGAGGGCCCTCAGTCTTGCCTGATCTTGGGGGGACAATTCAAGCTCGTTTGCCATCCTGCTGTCAATTGAACCTTCGGATTGACGAACAATCTTATAACCAAGTCTGAAATAGCCATAATCCATGTAGGGACGGTTGAAGTTGAGGTTTGACATAGCACGGTCAAGAGCAGATCCAACACCCATTGCATAGCTCCAGAGAAGTGGATAGTTACCGGGAGCAAATTTAGTCTGGGTGGAATCCTCTAGGAGAACCATAAACGGTGCTGTTGGACCCATTTCCAGATAGAGTTTCATAAGCCGTTCAATGGTTGCAAGATCCCCCTGGAACTCATTCAATGCAAGGGCAGCAAATCGTGTCTCAATTCCATACCTGATTGTCAATTGGAATCCAGCGAGCCCTGATTCTTCAATGTAGTTACCAATGTCAGCAATGACCTCAAGGAGTCTTCCTTTTGTTTGGCCCATTCTCTGGATCTCAATAAGTGTTCTTATCATGTAACGACGAACACTAAGATCAGCTGCAAGCAGATTTCTGACTTTGTCAGCCCATATTGAATGGAGCTTGTAAAATGCCTCCACACGGCGCTGTTGTACAAATTTCAGCCATCTTCTTTGCTCACTGTCTCTTGCTGTGTCGGGGGCAGTGACTGCTTTGATCAGCAGATTCCAGAGTTGAACTTGCACAGTTGTGTTTGCAATCATGTACTCATCCATGGGAAGATCATCTTGATTCCATGCATCTGATTCTTCAAATGGGTGTTCTCCTTGTGCAGCTTGTGGGGCATTGTCTCGCATTCGTAGATAGGTGCTCATTTGATCATCATAGCTCATCCCTCTTGAAGCAAAGCGCAGTTCTCCTTCTGAATTTATTGTGAATTCCACTATGGTGATTGCTAGATCAGGATCATTGTTAAGCCTCCTTACCATGTTTGCAGGACTTTCTGAGATAAGGGAGATTAGAGACAGCATTACGCCTGTCTGAACAGAGGGGTTTGCAGCATCTGACCAAGCTACTCCTATCAAGAGTTTTAGGAGTTGCCAACGAACTTTTGATCCTTCTTGACCAGGGACAATTACTGCAACCTTGTGCTTTAAGGAAGTAATTGCTCCTCTAGTGAGGCCATCATGCTTAGGCCTTAACTTAGCGTCTTTGAATTCCTTTAGAGCACTCAATACACCCGACATTTTGATGCACCCGATACCGGGACCGGAGTGATAGAGCTTTACTCCTAAGTTTATTATATCATTCCTTTTTTTAATATTTATATATACTCTCTTTGTTCGGT